ACGTGAAAGTTGCAACTTGGAATTGTTCTAAACTATCGACACATCCTTGACCACATGCAGACAACACGCTTCTATTATTGATAAAAGGAGAAATTGTATATGAACCTATTGAACTCATTTATAGTAATAAGAGAGAAATTATTTATAGATTTTATATAGATTTTGTAAATCTATGGCAAACTGGCTGACTTTGTCAGCGGTCTTCAATACTTATTCGCTCACGTAGTGATCTGGGGGTACTATCCTTGAGCGAAAGTAATTGTTGTAGTTGATTCAAATTGATTTGAAAGCAATTCTAAAAATAAAGTATAAGACCATGTTGAAGTTGTTCCAGTGCTTGGCTGAAAAACATTAAACCCAAATGTAGCCACACCTGTTGGCTGATATACTCCATTAACATATAATGTGTCAGGGGTGCTTGCATACCCACTCGAATTTCCTCCATTTGGGCAACTGTTAAAATATTGTCTTCCAAATGGGGCTGATGTATTTGGTTGAGGAACTATAAATGACGTGCTTCCTCCAATATTATTATTAATATTACTCGTTTGAAGACTCAACCGACCGAATGAATTTGCATTATTTACATTTCCCGAAATATCAGCTGGGAAATACATAAGCGTACCTGTGCTACTATAAAAATTAGTGGTTGGGGTTGTAGAGTTCCACGTTTGATATGTATAGCGAACTTGAAAATTAGGGAAGTACTGCCCCGCTTGAAAGTAGTTTGAAGAACTTAATCCTGAAATAGTTATGGTATTATTTAATAACACATAAGGAGTTCCAGCTGATAATGCATTGCCAAAAATATAGATTTTATCTGAGATCGTATTTCCATCTACATATGATTTGGTTACGAGCTGATTTGGTAATGTTGGAACTTGAGAGCACAAAGGTAACTGTGCGAAATTGGTTGTTCCATTAATATTACTTGTTCCGGTAACTTGCATATTTCCAGGAATATATGTTGTTTCGGCAGAAGTTCCTAATACAATCTGATTGTTATATGTTGCATTTGGGACTTGTGATCCGTAACCTATACATGTATTATAACTTCCACTCGTCAAATTTGAACCTGCTTGATAACCCAACGCCGTATTTGAATTTCCTCCAGTTTGAGATATTAATGAACTAGACCCTACTGCAGTGTTTTGCAAACCCGTATTAACTGAAAATGTATTTGTAGAAGTTGGCGGGGTTATTAATGTACAACCTGGTGGAGTTGGAAATGCGATTGTTGGTGAAAATGTATAACCTTGACCACCAGAAATAATTTGAACAGTTGAAGGCAAATAACCTTGTCCTGGCGTTGTATTAATGGCATAATTACATAAAATAATAGCTCCTGAACCTCCACCTCCAGTAATAATCAAATTACTTGTTCCAACTGTGAAAATGGGCGAAGTATATGATCCTCCATAAGTTACAGTTACAGACAAAATTTGACCCAATGAACCCGTTACTACATTTAAAGCCTGATAACCAATTGCAGTGTTATCTGTTCCATTTACATTTACAGGGAGAGCCGATTGACCTACTATTGTGTTTGTTACAAGATTACCTCCACCACGACCAACAATAACACCATTTGCCGAAACGTCTGCACTAAATAAAGATTTTGTTGCACTGGTATTTCGAAATGCTCCTGGAATATATGTTGTTTCTGCACTAGTTCCAATAACAATTTGATTGTTGCCAGTAACTTGAGCATTATATCCAAGTGCAGTTGAGTTTGAAATACTATTTATGGAGGTGCTTGATCCATAACCTAAAAAAGTGTTAAAATTTCCACTTAGATGATTTGTGCCAGCATTACCACCTAAATAAGTGCAGAATGTAGCACTAAAATTGGATGTTCCAGAATTTGCACCAATAGCTACATTCAATGATTGAGCAACTGCGCTGTTAAAAGTTGATAAAGCATTACTACCAATAATAACAGCATATCCAGATGTATTTAAATTTCGTCCTGCGTTTGTTCCTATTAATACATTTTCTGCGCTAGCCGTCATATTGAATCCTGCACCGACTCCAATTGCTACAGAGTTTGAACCTGTTGTTAAAACACCATTACCTGCTCTTGTTCCTGAAACCCCTGCAAAAATATTGGTCTGTGTTGAACCACCATTTCCAAGAAATAAAGGAGAATATATAAGTGGAGATGTAATTGAAGTTGTTGCACTTAAATTAGGACTTTGTAAAATGCCCGTACTTGGTTGAAATCTTAATACAGTCGCACCAAGAAGAGAATTATTTCCTGCATTGCTTGTGGCTAAAGTTAAATAAAAATTCGTTGCAGCTGTTGTTGGTGCTACTGAAACATTTTGAGCATTGACAGCATTGGTTGCATTACTTATAGTGCCTGTAATAGTTGGACATGTTAATGTGTTATTTGAAGGATTATAAAACAATTCGGTATCACTCAAAACAGACACATTTCCTGCTGAAACAGAAGATCCAATTAAAATAGGAAGATTAGCATTTGCAGATGATAGTGTCATTGCAACATTGCTCGCATTTGTTGCACTAGAAGCATTCCCTGTTAAAGCTCCAGTAAATGTTGTTGCTGATATGCTTGGTGATGTAAGTGAAGTCGAAAATGATCCAGTTGATCCTTGAAATCCACCTGAAACAACCATAGTCCCAGCATTTGAAGTTGTGAATGTGCTTGTTGTCCCAGTTATACCTGCATTAAAAGTATTTAAAGCTGAAAATACATTTGCATGTGCTTCAATTATTGGAATCGTTATACCAGCAGAGCTTTGTGTTGTTCCATCCGAGAAAGTTATTGAGCTACTTGTTGCAGGTGCTAAAACAACATTATGCAAATTACTTGTCCCATTAACTGTCAATTGCTGTTCAATAAGAGTTTGAACTAATGTATTAGATCCTTGTGCCACTGGGTAATGAACATATAACTTATCTGTTGCGTCTTGATTTAAATTTTGTGTTGTATTGACAAAGTCAGCACTGTTAAATATGGGAACAATCTCAATTGGAGGTAAATAACTAGCCATTTATATATAGTAATGTTATATTTTTTAAAGTTTAGACGGTTTAAATATTCTCTCTTTATATAATAATCATATGCCACCTAAACAAACCAAAAAAGAGAAGGAGCTCATACCTGTTGCAGGAAAGCCGATTAATTATTATGAACATGTGCCAAAAGAACTGCTTAAAAAACCAGAAAATCCAAATATTCATTTACATGGGTTAGAACTCCCATTTAGAATGTGTGTTGTCGCACCAAGTGGATCTGGTAAGACAAATATGGTTGTGAATATGATACATTTGTTTTGTGCTGGTAAGGGCACATTCGCTTCTATTTTAATCTTGACCCGCAATAAGGATGAAGCGCTATACAACTGGCTAGCCCAAAAAGGAGATGGCATGATACAGATACAAGAAGGATTGCAGCTACCCAAATTGGATGACTTTGATAAAGACTTTTCCCATTTAATAATTCTCGACGATTTGGTTTTAGAGAAAGACTTGTCTGCTGTGGAAAAATACTATATCCGTTGTCGAAAGCTTGGCGTGTCTATTGTTTTTATATCGCAGTCTTTTTTTAAGATCCCAAAGATTATACGTAGCAACTGCAATTACTTAGCAATTTTGAAATTAAATGGGGATCGGGATTGCAAATTAATATTATCAGAATTTGGCTTGGGTATTAGTAAAGAATGTATGGTTTCTATTTATGAATATTGCACAAGAGAGAAATTCAATTTCCTCCTTATCGACCAAGAAGCACCAAAAGAAAAGCGATTGCGCCACAATTTCTTAGAATATATAAACTTAGCAGATTTTGAAGAATGTGAAGAAAAGGCTTAAAGAGAAGCGCTTATATAATCTTATATAATGCCGAAGGTTAAAATGGATTATAGCAGAACGCAAATGTATCGCATTGTTTGCAATGACACAGCAGTACAAGAATGTTATGTAGGTTCAACTATAAATTGGATTAAACGGAAAGCAGGTCATAAATTTGCATGCAACAATGAAACAGATAAAGGATATAATTTGAAAATTTACCAGACCATACGTAATAATGGGGGATGGCAAAATTGGTCAATGGTGTTGATTGAAGATTATCCATGTGAAAATGACCTTGAAAAAAGAAAGAGAGAACGATATTGGCAAGAACATTATGATGCCAAAATGAATTCAATATTGGCACAAAGTTCAATGAAAGAATGGAAAGAAACACATACAGAATATCATAAAGAATACTATAAAGAATACTATAAAACTCACAAAGAACAAATTGCAGACCAACGAGGAGAGAAAGTCACCTGCGATTGCGGTTGTATTGTTTCGCATTTCAATTTACCACGACACCGTAGAACTCTAAAACATTTGGAGTTAATTTCTTTAAAAATTTAATATTTAGCAATTATATATGGCAGACGGACAAATAGACAATTCATTGAGTGATATTCAGATCAAAGACCTTGCGAAGCGTATGGGGGTTGAGCTTGCTTTTTGCGGATTCAAAAATGAATTACTTATTCAAAAGAAACGGCCAAATTGTGCATACATTCTCAATATGGAGGACGAATTCGATTCAGATGGAACTCCAAACTCGGGCAGTCATTGGGTTTGCTTAGTTTTAATTAAACACCCTAATGGACGAAAAGACTCGTGCTATTTTGACAGCTATGGTGCACCACCTCCAGAGTCTGTTAAAAAGTTTGTTGGCAAGGATGTTCCGTATTCTTCAAAAGACATACAATCTCTTATGGGTAGTGTATGCGGTTATTATTGTTTAGCTTTTGCTTATTGGTGTTTGTCGTATGACCACCGTACATGCAATCTTTGTGAAGACGCACAATCATTCACAGATTTGTTCGAAGATCTTAATGTAAGCACGGAGTGGAAGAAGAACGAGTGGTTGTTGAAACACTTTTTTCAAAGTGCCGACCCTGGGAAGAGAAAGCCTATTAATGTTTTTTAGAGGGGAGAGCCCCTCTTACACCCCGTTTTTATATTATTTTTTTTATATTTAGTTATAATATAAAGAAATGGAAATCAAAAAAAAGAGAGGCAGGCCTAGAAAACTTATTACATTAGAAGGGGGTGTAAGAGGGGCTCTCCCCTCTGGTAGTGGTGTGGTTGCAAATGAATTTATTAAAAAAATTGAGAGCGATATTCCTCAAAATACTCCTGTCGAATTGCCAAAGATGGGAGATATTAAAATAGACTTACCAAAATATTTAATCGTCCCCAAAGGCAAAAATAAAGGTGGCTATAAATGGAGATTAGCGTCTCCTACTGCTCACAATCGCAATATATCACAACGGCTAGGACAAAAGTCCATTGAAATTATTAGAAAGAATATCGAGAATCCTTCTTTAGAAACAATTGAAAACTCTGATACCCCATTGATCAAAGATTTCTCTCCTCAAGACAGAAAGAAGATTTATGAATATTTTAAAGAAATCAAAACACATGAAGGTACAACTGTTGAACCTACTCCAGTTATTCCTCGGGGTATTTATAAAGCCCCTGTTATTCCTGTTAAAAAACCACGTGGAAGACCTCGGATCAATCCTCCAAAAGTTAAATCTGGATTACCACGTGGGAGACCGAAGAAAATAATCTCTCCTGATAATATAATAATGGATATTAAAGAAAAGAAACCACGGGGACGACCAAGAAAAGTTAAAAATGTTGAAGGATCTGGAATGTGGGATAGTGTTTCAAAAGCTGCTAGCAAGGCTACCAAAGCCGTTAATTCTGTTGTAGCAACAACGAAAGATGTAGCTCATAAGTTGGTTTATGGAACGAATGAATTACCCCCCAAAGCTCGGGCTACGTTAGATAAATATGGTGATGCAACTGTTACAAGTGGAACTATCATGAGAATTCCGTTAGGAGCTCCGTTAATGGCGGCGCTTAATCTTGGATCAATGGGAAAAGTTGATAAAGAAATAAAGAATGCTGATTATGACGAGCTTTATCATTTGAGAGTGGATTGGAACACCTCCATGGGTGAAGTTACATGTGAAAAGAATGAAGTTATTAATATTGCAGCAAAAACAGCAATTCCACCGAAGACCGAATTTATGCAAATCCCGCAAGTTCCTCAAGGACTAACATTGCGCGAATTGATTGACGCGACTGCTCGACACATGGGGGGAAAATTTCTCACGTATTCCAGTAAGGATAATAATTGCCAAGATTTCGTTATGGGCATGCTAAATGGAAATAATATGAATACTCAAGCAACACAAGCTTTTGCAAAACAAGACGTTAAGCCCTTATTTACGGACTCATTTCGTAAAATAGCAAACTCTGTGACTGATCTTGGTGCTAAAGTTGCAATCATTACACAAGGAGGAGGACTCGAAAGTGATTCATATGTTGTTCAATCTATATTGTTCGACACTGATTCTTGGTCTGTTAAAAAAGCTATTTATTGGTTAAAAGAAAATACATACAAACATGATAAAGTTGATTTAACTGCACATAAGTTGCGATTTAGGCAGCATGATCCTCGCGAACTTTCTATGTTTCCTATCATTAAAACAAAAGATTTAGGAGATGGAATTGAATTAGTAATTTACTATAAACATGAAAAAAAAATGTCTGGTAAAGGTATAGGGATGTATTCAGATTCTGATTCTGATTCTGAAGAAGAGAGAAAACCGAAGAGACGTATTGTTAAAGTTGTTGAACACCACCACCACTATCACCATTATGGAATGCCAGAACAACCACATTCTCGTGAGCCTGTTGGCATGGGATTTGCAGAACCTCCTTCACGTGTGCCTCGAATTCCACCTACACTTGACGAAACACAGGGAATGGGGATTATGGACAGTGCAAAGAAAGCATTAGGCTCAAAACAAGGGCAGCAGCTACAAAAGCAGGCATTAAAAGCGGTTTCAAAAGAAATCGAGAAGAAAATTGGTGGGTCATTGCCTCACCGTGTGAAAGGCTCTGAAGAGGCGAAAGCTTATATGGCTGAAATTAGAGCGAAACGGCAATCAAAAAACTAATTGGGAGTGGGGTTGAAATAGAATCTCCCAATAAAATACGTCCCCCATTTTGTCGCAATGGTAGCAAAATGAAATTATTAGATAAAATATTACCATTAATACCAGACCATAAAATTTATATTGAATTATTTTTAGGATCTGGTGCAGTATTCTTTAATAAACCAAAAGCACAAAAAAGCATATTAAATGATTTAGATGATAATGTTATAAGTTTTTTAAAGTTATTAAAAGTGGCACCATTAGATGAG